GCCTACTAACAGACCCTAACTCTACGTCACCAATCCTTGCTGTACCTGCAACTGTTCGCACTCCATCAGGAGAAAGAAATAAAAGGTCACCCCCTATCTCTTGAATACTACCACCTGATACACAGCCTACGTTTGTTGTAATAGGCACAACTGCTACATTGCTAGAGTCATTTATGTTTACAAGTTTGTGAATACTATTCTGACAAAAGATAATTAAGTCACTACGAAAACTTGCTAGTCCTACTACAGCATCTTCAATTACAATACTTCCTGCGCCGCTTCCAGTAAAACTATCAATATCATTAGTGCTACTATAGAATATAGTATTTTTAGCTGTAGAAGCTCCTGCAACTACTAAGTGTTTATCGTGTATTACACCAACAGCAGGGCCTGTAGTTCCGCTTACTGTGATCTCTTTTGCAAAGAATGTACGATTAGTTATGTCTGAATCTGTACCTGTTATTTGAAATAAAAACGGTTCATTCACACCATCACAAATAACTAGCTCACCGTAATCTGACGTACCTTCATATAAAGCAAAACTGCATCGTCCTTGAGAAGTACGTGCAGCTACTGAGCGTCCTGTAAATGTAGAGTAATTATCTCCTGATCCAGATACACTTGCTCTATTCACTTGAAGCCAAGAAGTACCGTCTTGACTAAAAAATATTCCTGTGCCTGAACAAACAACTACGCCATCTGCGTATACTGTCATGCCAAGAATACCTTCACTACTATTAGGGCGAGTATCTCCAAACTCTGTAAAGCCATCTACTCGTCTGTAGCCACCGTCAGGGTCTACTTCAAAGTTTCTAAGGCGTGTAGCAAAACCAGGCTGAGAAAGCATTTCTAGCTGGTTTAAGTTGACGTTTAAGCCACCCTTGCATGAGAATCCCCACGGCTGTGACATTACACAAACCTCACACGGTCATCTTTAAAATAACCAGGAGTAGGCTCCATCAAATGTAGTTTCATTAAACGTAAACCACGCTTGTAATCTTCAAGAGCAAAAGCTGCTGCTTGTGAATCTTCTTTAAACTGATGTACATAATATCTAGCTCTAGCAAGTAGCACTGTCTTGTACACATCTGGAAAAACTGTTTCATCCCCAAAAGCATCTAACGCTGTAGGTAAAGCATATGCAAAAAACCAAACACGATATACTTTATCAGGAATAGGACTCAATCCAAAGTTTCTACCATCAGGACTTTTAATTACTCGACTAGGTACGCCATACTGTTGTGTATCTGCATCGTCTAAGTTTTCACTAATTCTGTAGTAATCTTTAAACTCTTCAATCGTTGTAAATCTAAGATTACGAGATTCGTAGGGTGCAGACTCACCGCTAACGCCCACAGTAGTTAAGTAAAAATTATCCCAATCAATGTAGCCATAGTCTGTAGTCAACGAAGAACTAGCTGGTTTTAGCTCGTAAAAACGAGTACCAGCAACTGTTTCAACGTACACGTTACCGTACATAGGATCTACAGCACCACTTTCTGCTACAGCTAAGAAAGGCCACTGAGGTTCTTCATTAACAATATCAAAATAAGCTCTGTTAATTACATCTTTAACATGCTGCTGAACGCCAATAGCATTAGCGAAAGTAGAAGAAGTCAACGCGACTTCATTCATTTCTCGCAGTAGCTCATTTGTTAATGAAAGATAAGTAGCCATTATTTTTTATGTACCTTCTGTATTTCAAAGTTAGCAGTAAGGGAAGCACCTTTATGTGCTTTAAACTTACCTTCATGCTTCATAAGTTTGTAGGTCTTACCACTTTTCATCCAGTGATAGCCCTTGGGTGCCTTGACTCTCATCGTCCTTTAGGTAGGCTTTTATTATAGCCAGCCATTGCGTTACAAGCAGTTTCCATCGCGTAAATGTCAGACTTAGCTTTACCGCCGTGTCCATACATTTGGCGTCCACCGCCCATCGCACCGCTACGCATTTTCTTTTTCATCTTGCGATCCATTTCTTCATCCATCGCAGAGTAACCCATAGCAGCTTTTTTACGATCCATACCGCCATTATACATCATACTTCTCCCTGTATATTTATTAGGAACATAACCTTTTTTCATTGGAACTTTATTCACTAATCTTGCTCCATTGAAAATGTTTTACTTTTTTCTCTAGCAGCTTCTATCTCTGTTTCGTACTCTGCTGTATTTTCACCTTTATTAAAAATACGATCATAGTTATCTTTATACTGAGAAAGATTCATTCCTTTACGGAATCTGCTTCCTTTACCAACAATAGCTTTTCTAAACGTAACAGGATTTGTTTCTGAACCAATCTGTGCCATAACTATCTCCGAAAGGAAAGGGGCCACCGAAGCAGCCCCGTCCAGTACTAGTCGATGCCGTAGAAAGCAGACACAAGAGCTTCAGAGCGAAGTACCTGTGCGCCGTATACGTGCAGACCACGAACAATATCACCAAAGCTATCAGGGTCACGAAGAACCTCAGTGTTGGTAATAGTTTGTGCAGTAGCCGTAGAAGACATGTGACCAGCCAAGCACTTGCCAGCAGCGTTAGTAGTTGCAGCAATGTTGTTTGACTTGTACATATCAAAACCACGTAGCTTGCCAGAGCTTACCAAACCGTTACGGATTGAGCCTTGACCTGCGTTGTAGTCAACTGACAAGAGCTTAGAAGAACTTTGTACAAGTACTTCATAGAACTCTGGATTAGCAAGGAACCATCGTCCTTCTTCAGGTACGTTTTGCTCATCAAGCAAACGAGCCATATGAGAAAGAACATCAATAGGATCATGCTCACTAGAACCGAAACCAATGTCCAAGTTACCAGTACCGTCGAAGGTGCCAGCAGCAAGGTCAGTAGCGTTGTCAGAACCAAGAATGTGGTTAGGGCTAGAAGCCGACACACCAGCAAACATCTCAGCAATAACACCTGAGTCAAAAGCATCACGCAATGCGTAAGCTGCTGAAGAGGTTGCTACGTCACGGAAGTTAACGTGAGACATGTTAGTTTCAATATCATCAACGATGAATTTGAAAGCGTTAGCTACGTCAACGACCAAGGTTAGTTCTTGGTCAGTAAGTTTAGTAGCAGTTACATCAGCACCACGCTCATACTGGTAAACAGTAATTTCGGGTTCTTTGATGATTCGCACACTATCACCGAATGCAGAGATTTCACCAGCATAGTCAGTGTTAGTAATTGCTTCTACTACAGAAGACTTACGGAAAAAGTTTAGTACCTGCTTGGAATAAACTTTAGGTAGGAAAAACGAATTCGTTTGTCCTGATACAGAGTTACCAAAGTTTGCATTGGTATCTGTACTTGGTTCAAAAAATTGATCTGATACGTTATTAGCCATGTTAATATACTCCTAGTAAAACATAAGTTATTTTACTACTCTGCCCTCCACCATAGCTTGTTTGATCTCATCTTCATACTTATCAAACTGATCAAGGGACATAGCAGCGATTTCCCGTTCAGTCCAAACTTTAGGTTGCTTAGCATCTACAGAGGTGGTTTTAGTTGATACCATATCCGCTGCACTGCCTTGTTGCTTCCGCTGTCTGGGCTGTGATTGTGTTTGAGATTTGCCAGTTTCTAACTTATAAAGGTCTATTGCTTTAGATGCTAAAGTTACATTATCTGGATTATTGTAAATCCAATCTTGAATTTGTTCTGGTTGTTCCTTTGCCCAAGCATGAAAGTCATCATCGCCTCTAAGATCTTCAAAATCAGGGTGACGTTGCTTCAGTGTAGACTCAGCTTCTCGTCGCAATACTTCAGACTCACGTTGTCGCATAGACTGTAGTTGTGCTTCAAGATCTGCTACCTGTCGCTGACTTTGCATATGTGCAACAGATTCAACCGTATTGTACAAATCAGGATACTCCTGTTTAAAAGTCTCTAACTCTTCTTCAGACTTAGGAGGCTGATAAGCAGGTTGTGCTGACTGAGCCATAGCAAGAAGTTCTTGTTCTTTTTGCTTAAACTCAGAAAGTTTATTATCATAATGTTTCTTTAAATCATCATATCGCTTTTTGTAATTAGTTCTTTTACGAGGTTGAGCTTCTTCATCAGGGGCCTCTTCTGGGGTAGCCTGTTGTTGCTCTTCATAAAACAAACCATCTGCATCACCTCTACGAGGCTCATCTGGCGTATGCCAAGGTTTACGTGCATTATATGGGTTACTTATTTCCTCTTCGTATTGTGGTTCTGACATTCTCAATCTCCTTCACGGGGCTTGTGTCTTGCAAGGTAGCCATTATTAACTCCGTCGAGTAAATGGGGCTTGACTTACCAAGGTAGCCGTAAAAATTATTGAAGGCTTGGCATTCTGTTGGCACCTATCATAAGCTTCTCAATTTCTTCTTGAGTTTGACTCATTCCAAGGGCTTCTGGATCTTCATCCTCCATCATACCGCCTACAGCCTTCATCTGATAACCGCCATCATAGGCACGTTCAGCATCATCCATCATTCGTTGGAGAGCATCAGCACCAATCTGGTCGGTTGCTTTTTTGGTAAATACAAACTCACCGTCGCTTAAACGAGCGGGTATAGAGTCTGATACACCAGTTCCAGGGCCTTCGACTTCTCCAGCACCTGAAAATTCTGAAGCAACTGTAATTACTTTATCTAAGATGTCAGATAAACGATCATCTAGTTGTAATACACTTGCTAGGTATTCTTGTTCTGAGTCATCTAGTGACTCGTCCATTACATACGAAATGTAATCATCTTCCATTTGTTCATCAGGAAGTTGAGAGGCCAGTACTTCATCCATTTCATCTTCTGGGATGTTTGGATAGGTATCTACTGGCATACCTTCTAATGGAATCATAAGAGAGCCGTGTGCTTTACGATCTCGTAACATTGCAAAGTCTTCAGCACTAATATCACCATCTTTGTTAGCATCTAATTCTGTTTGACCACCTACAAGTAAAGGCGCTCTAGATTGACGCTCAGCAGCCTCTTGCATCTTACGATCCATTTCAGCTTGCTCACGCTCTAACATAATCTCTTTTAACTTTTCTTCAGAAATTCCTAAACGCTTAGCTTCAGCTTTAATCATACGCTCTCTGCGTTCTCTTTCATCTTTCTCTATAGCAGCTTCGCGTGTGCGAGTAGTTTCAAAGCTTTCCATCTCACTGCCTTCAGCTTTTCCTTTACGAACTTCTGTAGTATATTCTTTACCTTTAAACATAAAAGTTTCTTCACCTGCATTAAAAGCTTTACTAAATGCTTTTTCAAAGTCTGTTGCTTCTTTTTTATTTTTTAATGGCTCACTGTCTTCACTAGTAAATGATGCTAAAGCAAGAGGACTTAAAGCTAAAAGTGTTTTTCCAGCACCTTTATATTGACTTATATTATCTTGTATTCGTAAAAGATCATCACCCATTAAAGCGTAAGTACTGCCATCAGCTCTTGTCATTTTACCTTTTGAAGGTTCTCCTTTTTTAGTAACTGCTTCATCTAAATCAGCATTAAATAAACTTGCTACTTTTTTAAATATTTTTTGTTTACTCATATTCTTTCCTATTAAGTGCTTCGTTTATTTGAATTGGTAACTCTAGCAGCCTACCCAGCAAACTCATCTTCCCCTGGCTGCGGAACATTTCCTGTTCCGATGTTGCCGCCACCAGTACCTGTAGCTCCAAGTTCTTGAGGCTGTTGAGGTACTCCTCCAGCGGCTCCCATTCCTTCTTGTTCTTGACCAATGGGGCCAGCTTCCGCGCCAGTTGCTTGTCCAGCATTCTGCATTCCTATGATTTGTGCCATCATTGCTGCTTCTTCTGGATCGTTCAACAGTTCGTCTGGATCAAGATCTAAGCTGTAAGCAAGTTCACTGATAAGCTTGTTAATTTTAATAAACGGAGCAACGGCAGGGTTAGCTGCTGTTTGTAGGAACATTGTAAGTCTCTGGCTCCGTACCTCTTTCTGCATCAGGCTGTTTGTTCCTGTTGCTTTAACTTCTAGATCACCTTCAACGCCAAGGTCACTTTCAAGAAACTGCATGTTCCATTGGAAGTACGCTTCGCCCAAAGGCTTCAAAAGAAAATCATCTAAATTCTTAATTACTGTTTTAATGTTTAGTGAAGCAGCACCCAATAACATGGACATACCAGAGGCAGTCCTAGTCATGCTTTGAACACCTGTTTGTCCATGAGAATAACTAGGAATACCTGTTTGTTCATCTGCTAATTGCCTAAACTTATCGAACATCATCATATTTTCTTGGGAGGTGTTAGGGAACTTTAAACCATTAATGGCTGTTCCTGGTACACCTGCTTGGCGACGAAACACTTTGCCAGGATATATTTCCATGCTTTGACCGCCTACAAGGGCAGTCTCATCTACATCAAATACTAGTGATCCTGACAAGGCAAGATTATCAATAGCCATGCGAGCATGACCGTTCATAATCTTTTGCGAATCGTCCATGTTTTCGGCTACGCCAATTCCAAAAAAGCTATAGGGATTACGCTCATAGGTAAAAGCGTGATAAGGTACTCTAAAGGGCGTGAATGGGTTAACCACTGCCCGAAGCATCTTACCATTGCAAATCCATGCGTTAATTTGGATTTCATCTAGATCGTCTACTCCTTCGTCAATTTCCATACCGACTTGACGAGCATACTCTGCATCCATGACGCCCCAATATTCTAAGACTTCAAACTGACTAGCACCGTATTCATCATTACGGCTATCGTCTTTTAGTTCTTGTTCGTAGTCTTTTTCAATATAGTTAGGCCCCATCTGCAAACATTCACGTATCGCATCTTTATCGAAGTATGGTAGTTTGCTAAGACCTCTGAGTTGAGTACGGTTCATACGATGTCTATGGAAAACGTACTCACATTCGGCCATTGTAGTTGCGTTAGGATCAGGAAAGAAATCCCATATACTTACAAACTCTATACGAGGAACGCGAACTGAGACAGGACTATAAGTTCTTTCTCCGTCTTCACTGCTCCAACGATTAAGAGTTTTGTTAAAGTTGAATGGGCCTTTTACAATCCCTGTCCCAAACAACGCTGATTCAAACAAAGAATTTCTTATTTCACTAGCACCATTAGATTCTTCAATCTGATCGTGTATAAGCTTTTCCATACGTCTAGCAGCCTTTTGTGCTGGACTAATTTCAAGTGCTTCTGGAATAGGCGAAAGACCTTCTTGAAGACTGTCTTCTGCTAATTCTTCTATTCTTTGTTCTTCAAATTTCCCCGTGCCGTAGGTTGCTCCAGCTTTGAGTGTACGCCCATCGCCTTCGTAACCTACGTCAAAAGGATTCTCTACTGCTGCACTATCTGCAACAGGTGTTTCTATTCCAGGTACAGGATTCTTAGTATCTAAGTGTGCATGTTCTGCAACACCTTCAGGTACTTTAGTTTCACTAATACCTATTGGAAACTTATTAGCTCCAAATATAACATCTACAAGCTGACCGTATGCAGCAAGCACTTTAGTTTTCGTAATCTTTACAAATACTCTAGATTTTTCAGACTCACGGAATCTTACATTTTTACCGTACAAACCACGATAATTATGATAAGCTGCAAGCCATCGTGCTTCATCTAAGTCACGCGCAGACTCAGCAGAAAGAAACCTGTCTTCAATTAAACCTACAAGATTATTTTGTAAGTTTTCTTCAAGAGTCAGGTTTATTCCCTGTTCATCCTCTACTTCTTCAAAGTAAAGCTCGTTTGATGTTAAGTTATTTTCAGCCATAATTTATTAGTCTGGAGTTACACCAAGATGTTGGAACTCAATTAAAAAAGTAACCGTAGTTGCTGCTGTAGCCAAATCATTTGCAAGAGGCTTCAAACGTATATGCAGTGTACGTGCAGCAGAGCTATACAATGATGCTGAAAGCGTCATAGCTTCTGAAGTAGCTGGGCCACCGCTCATGGTAGAAAAGGCATTAGCTGCGGCAGGAACTCCATTATCAATAATATAAAGAGGGGTGTTAGCTGTAATAGTAACAGCACTGCCACCATCGTCCGCAATAGCTTTTTCATTAATAATCTGTCCACCACCTGCTGCTGTTCCTAAATCAAAATCAATATCGTCACCTGATGCACCAGCAGTAACTAAGTTACCATTAGCAATCATAATAAGATTTTTAATTGAAGTGTCAGCAGGTTGAGTAAAGCTAACATCATAAGTAGCGTCAGCCGTTACAGCAATAGTGCCTGTAGTAGCAGACGTTGCTGAAGTAATAACATTATCTGAAAGGGCTTGAACGTCTAGCGACTTCGCTGAGTTACGCCCCGTATCTCGTATATCTACAACTGGGTTAGTCATATGTTTCTCCTAATATCCAAATTCTGAATCAACTGGCGTATAAGCCTGTTCCATCCTCATGTGTCTAAACTGGTTAAATATGTCATTAACTCTAGGTCTTGACATAATTAAGTACCTTAATGCGTCATATGCATGGTCAGGTGCGTGTGTATCGACATCTTCAGGATTAGACTTGTCTAGTGGTATACTTTGAAGTTCTCTTATCAAGTTAGGGCAGCTACTAAATATCTGTATCTTTGGTCTGCCACTTGGCTGTACTCGCAAGTATTCATGTATTTGAATCTTACCCTGAATCCTATTTTTATCTGCTCTTCGCAGCTTATGCCCACCTCGTTGTAGTGTTTCTCCAACTGTAGGGCCTGTAGTACCTGTTCTGTTCCATGCTGCTGTATCTAATACGCCTTGAACAGAAAAAGGATCTTCTAGTTCCATGTTTGTTATCATAACAGCAAGATCTTCTCCTGTAAGACCTTTACGATACAACTCTCTATAAATTATAAGGGTGCCATCAGTAGGATCAACACAACCCCAAATGCAAGCACTTTCAGAAGCGTAACCATAGTCAATACCTTTTACCCTTTCCCATCCTATTGGTATTTCAAAAGGAGGAACAACATGAACTCCTATATCAAATTCTGTAAAAGCAGCCCCTTCTGTTATGTCCCAATTACCTTCTAGTAACTGTCTACGTTGTACATCTGGTAATGCTTTTAGCATCTGTTCATATCTACCATCTTTTGATAGATATGGGTTATCTTCTAATCTAGCTGGAATGAATCGTCGTGTCAAACCATCTGCGCCTGTAAAGCTTTCATTAGGCTCTGATGGGTTCACATAACGCTTCTTAACCCATGTTGCACCAGCACCACCAGGGTTAGCCGTACAACGCATGTAAGGAGTAATCTCAGGGTCTGTTGTTCTTAGTCGTGATGCTAAGTAGTTCCATGAGAACTCTGTACTTAAATGTGTAATTTCATCAAAACCAATCCAAGAATATGCTTGACCTTGGTATCTGTACACATCTGCATCTCGTTCCAAGAAACCAAACTCTAGTTTAGCTCCTGATGGAAAAGTCCAGATCTTTTCAACTTCTCTAAACCTACACCCTGGAAAAGCCCTTGGATATAACTCCCTAGACTTATCTATTAACTCCCTGAGTTCAGGCATGGAGCGTCTTAGTATTAACGCCCTATGAGCAGCCCTATGAGCGAATCTCAGGGGATCTACAAGCATAGCATAGGACTTACCACCCCCTGCTGCGCCACCGTACAATACGTCCGTTTCTGGGGCTGCTAAGAAGTCTGTTTGAGGCCCTTCGTTGGGCTTAAAGATAATCTTATCTTCAACTACTTCTTTTGTACTGGGAGCTAGTAGATCTAACTCATCTTCAGTAACAACCTTACCAGTAACTGTAGTAACATCTTCAGGTTCATCTAATTTAGTTTGAACCTTAGTCTGTGTCGTTAAGCTTGCTTTAGCAGCCCTTAACTTCTTATCAAGAGCTTCAACTTTCTTTTGCTTCTCTCTTAAAGACTTTCTAGCTGCATTCTTTGCTTTCTGGGCAGTACTGTAATGATACTTGCCTTTATG